TCAGACCCCTTTCAGGCAGACGGCACGCTCGGCATTTCGCCTGCGTTCCAGCCCGCGATTACGTTCACCATTAACGAAAACCCAGCGCGGGAGCTGATCACAAGCTTTCTGCCACTGCTGCTGGTTGATGAAAAATGCCAGCGTGGATTGACAGGCTGCACCAGTGCCGACGTTAAAACCGAAGGACACGACGGCATCAAAAACCGGCTGTGGCATGGTCACCGGCATACATTTTTTAATGGTGCGCTCGGTCTGCTGAATATCTGCCAGCAGGTTTTCAGCGGCCTGATGTTCGGTAATGGTTTGTGCCGGTTTAACCCCTGCTGTGTGGCCGATGCCGCTGGTCCATACACCGGCACTGCACTGGTAGGGCTGCAACTGACAGCCTTCAAAATCGGTGATAAGCCGCAATCCTTCTGCCGACACCTGCAGTGACAGATAGCCCGGCAATACCGCCATCAGCCCTAACACGACGGCAGCACTACAGCGTTTAAGAGTTGAGGTTTTCATAGGTGTCTTTGCTCAGGCCGCTGCGTGCCAGTAACTGATAGCTTTTGCGCCGGTAATACCAGTTGATCAGAAACGTACCGACCCCGACACCAGAGCCGACCAGAAAGGCGAAGTCCTGCGATGTCAGGCTGGCGAGCCAGGTCAGTGAGGTGGCAATAAAATAGGCACAGCCTGAACTGATACGCTCAGTACTCAGTCCCATAATTTGATCGCCTCCTGAACCGGTTGTTCTGCAATGTCCGGTAAATCAACGGCCGTACCGTGAGGCAATAACGGGCCTAAATCGGCGATGCCTTTATTGGCGGCAAAGACTTTTTCGACGACCGCAGCGGTACGGTTGTAATAACGCCAGCATAGGGAATCGAGGGTGTCGCCCTGTTGTGCATAGACTTTCATGGGTTTTCTCCGCGAGTGAGTAGGATCGTCAGTTGATGAGATCAGTCTGCGGAATAGGACGTGGAGCGGCAATCTGGAAGGGATGTGAAACGACTGGCACAACAGAGAAGCAGATAAATAACACAGGGAGAGGGCGGGGCGCTTAGTCCGGAGGGAAACCGGTCGGGCAAGCGCCAACAATGTTGATTACTACCGCCGCAGGGTCTGGCAATCAGTGAGGGTCGTCAGTACTCCCGTTGTAGCAGACTGCGTTCTGGTTCTCGTCAGTCAGCGCCTGACCTGCTAGTTCTGAAATCAGCGACATCATGACCAGAAATTCTTTTGGATTGCATTGGGCTGTCTGCGATATGTCTGCGATCAATTGTATCCTGGACAACGTTAGCTGTTGTTTAGTCAGGTTTTCCATTTTCTCCCCTCGCCAGATACTGTGTTTATATACAGTATTCTTTAATTGATCTAATACGTCAACACTCAGGGCATTTTAAAATTTATAATTGCTTGAATTTAAGCATGAATTTTTATTGGCACGGTTTTTGTGGTGATTGCCGGTTATATTCGTCGGAGGCGATCCACAGTTATTGACAGAACTCCAAGGTAAGCGAATCTCCGGCATTTCCACAGAACAAGGCCGGTGACGGACAATCCGCCATTGTTCGGTATGTGTCAGGTAAATAAGCGAAGTACCAAGATGCGGCGCGTAAATGCCGATGACTTTATGACGGGGCTCGCCCCAGGCATTGGTTTTCCCGCTGAGCTGGCGCGCAACGCGAACCGTTTGCTCTTTTCGCGGAATGTGTATGCCGCCCTGTGCCTGAATATAACCGGCAAAATCCCCCTGGTCGGCGGCGCTGCGGACGTCCTCAACGCGTGTATCAAAGCGGCTGCTCAGACTCTGATGTCTGATCCGCCGACATTCACGCCACGCGCCGACGGCAGGAGTGCCAATGGCGTGAAATTGTGGGATCCGCCACGTCGATGCCCATGAGGTGACCGCAGTCGCGACATCAGTAAGCAGGCGTCCGGAGTCAAAATCCTTTTCGCCATCAAGCGCATAACCATCAATATTCTTGGAGACGTATTTCGCAATGTAACCCGCCGCACCGCCGCGGTTCAGCGGCTTACAATTAAAACGTGACTCCGCAGCGCCTGGCTCATCCGGTTCCTCTTCCAGCGCGTAACGGCGCATTACTTCAGTCACCTTTTGCTGCTGATCCGCTGGTGTGAACAGCATCATGTGCCAGTGCGGGGTGCCGTCGTGATGCGGTTCGACGACGCGCACACCGTACACTTTCAGGTTCCGGTCTTTAAACGTGGTGCGGATTTTTGCCCAGACCGCGACCAGATAACGTTGTGCATCTTTGGGTGTAAACGCGTGCTGATCCCATTTCTGGTTAAAAATGGGTGATGATCCGGCGCCAGTCGTTTTCAGCGGATGGTATTTTGAAGGTGTGGTCAGCGTGATAAACAGGCCGCAGTCCCGCTGCTGGTCAGCAACATCTTCGATACCGGCGATCAGCGTCATCAGTTCCATACGGCGAAGTTTAGGGTTGGAAATGCTGGCTAATACGGTCTCCAGCAGGCTCAGTGTTTCCCCTGATTCGACATTTTCGAGCTGGCATTGTTTCAGGTAATTAATGGCGGATAAGCGGCGTGACACCACATCACGGATGGCGTTTTTACTCGCATATGGCGATGTTGCGCGGCTCACATAACCGCAGGCAATCATCAGGGCTTCGCGCCATAAACGTTGTTTTGAACGCAGCTGTTTTTCCCACCATTCACCACTGACCAGACGGGAAATACTGGCGACGGCTGAATGTGCGGTCATACGGCCTTTTTGCCATCTCTGCCAGTAAAGAGGCTGTACGCGACACGAGCGGGCCATCGCGGCGATATGCCCGTAAATCTCGTGCTGCGTGCTGTCTTGCAATAACACGTCGGGTTGATCAGGTCGATTTTGCAGCCAGCGTTCACAGTGATATTCGTAAGCATCTTGCATATGCACTGCCAGCTTGCTGGCCAGCCTTCTCAGGCTGTCATCATTAAGATCAGGCAGGCGGTTAAACATTTCTTCTTCCATGAGGAGCTTTTGCGAGATCTGACGGTTCAGGGTGTTTCGCGCATTCACCTGCTGAATCCGCGGCCACAAACGCTGCGTAAATACTGTCATCAGAAAATGGACCGCCGCGCGGACTCCCTTTGTTTTCAGCAAAAACGCATACCGCTGATGTAAAGGCGTACGCAGACAGCGAGGCAATGCTGCCATCCGGGAAAGGGCTGTTTGCTGGCGCAGGCAGAAATCACGGTTAAGAGGTTTTTCCAGCGGACTGCTGAGCGCCGGTCGCGGGGCATTCCACTCCCATTTCCCTGCGAACAATTGCCCCGCTGCCCGGTTAAAAGCCGGCGGCGGGGAAGGCATTACCCTGCCTCTGTTATCTGACATGTTTATTTCCGAAAAATAGAATACAAAAACCTTCTGGAAATAAGTTTATTTCCAGCGCAGACACGAAAATTAATAGCATTAATCTGAGGGTTTATACGGGGCGATAATTCTTTCTTTTAATTTCCTCAATTTCCTGGCACTCAATACATCGCTGTACGCCGGGAATGATTTTCCTGCGTGGCTCCGCAATGGGAGTGTCACAATCCACGCAGAAGAAGGCAGACGGCGAAGGCTGCGTGCGGGTAGCCTGCGTAATCTGTGCTTGAAGGATTTTTAACTGATACTCCTGCGATTCATCTATCCAGTCTGCCATCAGTAAAGTTCTCCTTTAAATATCGCCGTGAAATGGCGTAGTGATAATAAGGCCTGTGTTATTTTCATTTGTTCCTCATCATTTAATTGTGAATATGTCAGTAAGGTATGATGACGTTTAAGGCCGGCATGAAAACATAAGGTAAGTTTCCATTTTTCACTGGCCTGATTATAAATAACCTCAACCCGATCCTTACTCTGAGCGAAATAAATTTCTTTCAGATGAGCGATATGGCGCAGTCCGGTCTGGCGCTGCTGCTCTGTTCCTAAAAACATCGCGTCTCCTTATTTCTCCACGACGCCGTAAATTTGGTATCATGGTCGTCAGTCGGTACATTACATAATCAATCTAAGCTTGCATTTGCGAGTTGTCAAGATGATATTTACAGATTCAGGGGTTTTCGCCAGATGCAATTAGATGAACTTGAAGGTGGAAAAGCTGTTCTGACGCGTATGCTTCAGGCTTACGGCTTTAGCATGCAAAAGGAGCTGGGGGATCTGTACGGTTTGTCATCTGGAACGATAAGTACCTGGGTAAGAAGAGATTATTTCCCCGGTGATGTGGTCGTGGCCTGTGCGCTGGACACCGGCGTGTCATTACGCTGGCTGGCGACAGGCAAAGGCAACATGCAGGATTCAGCACTTTCAGGCGCAGCAGCGTCCGGTGATATCCGTCAACTTAAAAAATTGAGATTGCGTGGCGGAGCGCTGGAAGAAGAGGGCGTCTGGTCTGTTGATCCTTCGCTGCTGGATGACTCGCTGACTCAACCGGCTTATGTTGTGAAAGGCCATCACTCGTGGATTATTGATCTGGGCAGTACCCATCCGGGCAATGGCCGCTGGTTGCTGGATATCGATGGTGATCTGGATGTTTACGATGTGGCCCGTATTCCCGGTAACCGACTCAGCGTGACGCGTCAGGAAAGCCATTTCGAGTGTGGCGTGGATGAAGTGACTGCCCTGGGGCAGGTCTTTATTACTCTGGATCGTAACCTTTAA